GAGACTAAAGTGGACGCTATAGAGAATAAGATGGATGTCTTAGCTGAAAACATGGCTAGCGCTAGAACAATGGAGCGTCTGATCTGGGTAGTTATTGTTGCAGGCATAAGCGCTGTCTTTACATACATAGGAAACTAAGATGACCTATTTACAATTAGTCAATAGTGTGCTGCGACGACTACGTGAGAATGAAGTAGAGACTGTTGCAGAGACGAGCTACTCAGCCTTGATTGGCGACTTTGTCAACGATGCTAAACAGATCGTAGAAGACTCACACAGTTGGTCAGCGCTGCGTACAGCTATTGAGTTTGACACAGTTAACGGAACGTCTACATACGCTCTTATAGGCTCTGGACAGGACGTTGAAGTCAGAGAAGCAATGAACGTTACAAGTAAGCTACGGCTACGCAGTCGTAACAGAACATACATGAACAACTACTACAAGATTGGCGAACCTGCCTCTGGCACGCCTTCTGAGTTTGCCTTTAGCGGCGCTGACAGCAACGGCGACATCACTGTACAAGTGTATCCACAGCCTAACGGCATTTACGAGCTGTACTTTGACTCGTTTGTACGACAGGCTGATTTAACAGCTGATGCTACACGGCTTAAAGTGCCACACAATCCTGTGCTACAGCTAGCATTGGCTATGGCGTTACGTGAAAGAGGCGAGACAGGTGGTCAGTCTGCAGCAGAGCAGTTTGCTATTGCTGACACTGTGTTATCTGACGCTGTTGCATTTGATGCTAACAAGTACGGTGAAGACACTACCTACGTCGCTGTCTAAGGAACTTAAATGGCTCAACAACTACAAAGCATTACTATTACTGCGCCAGGATTTGCAGGCATTAACACGCAAGATGCGCCGTTGTCTCAAGAGCCTACCTTTGCTGCTGTAGCAGATAACTGCGTCATTGACAAAGAAGGCAGAATAGCGGCTCGTAAGGGCTATAGCGTGTTAAACGGTAACGACTTGCTAGGCTCTTCAGACGGTGTTGAGTCTATGGGTGAGTTCGTTGCTAATGACGGTGACGTTACATTCTTCTCTGCAGGCAATAACCTGATCTTCTCAGGCACAACAACAATGACTGACGTGACGCCTGCAGCGTACACTATTACAGACAACAACTGGAAGTTTGTACCGTTCAACAACAATATGTATATGTTCCAACGTGGACACGAGCCTCTAGTGTACTCAGACGCTACAGGCAGCGTTACAGCAATGTCTGCACACGCTTCTGCGTCAGGTACGCCTCCACAGGGACACATCGCTATAGGTGCGTTTGGTCGTCTGTGGGTAGCTGACTTAGCTAACAACAAGTCTACTATCTACTGGTCAGACTTGCTTAACGGCTCAGGTTGGTCAGGAGGCTCTTCAGGCTCTATTGACATCACTAAGGTGTGGCCTACAGGGTATGACACTATCGTTGCTCTAGCGGCTCATAACGGCTTCCTAATCATCTTTGGACGCAACTCTATCATTGTTTACTCAGGTGCTGATAGCCCTGCAACAATGACGCTGTCAGACACTATCTCTAACATAGGCTGTGTCAACAGAGACGCTGTAGTCAGCACAGGCAGAGACATTATCTTCTTAGACGACTCAGGCGTGCGTAGCCTGTCTAGGACAATACAAGAGAAGTCAGCGCCTATTGGTGACGTGTCTAAGAACGTTAACAACGATGTTAAGTCTTTGTTTGCTGCAGAGACTGGCAACATTAAGATGCACTATTCGCCACGACAGGCGTTTGTATTGCTTAACTTCCCAGTGTTGGGTGTTGTATACACGTTTGACACACGTTTTCCTCTGCAGGACGGCAGCTACAGAGCTACAACGTGGTCGCACATGAATCCGTTGTGCTTTGCTGAGACATCTGCAGAGAATCTGTACGTGGGTGTGTTAGACGGTATTGCAGAGTACACAGGCTATGAAGATAACAACACAGCCTATCTGCTTAGCTACTTTAGCCATCCACTGAGCTTTGGCAGCACGTCTAACCTGAAGTTCTTGAAGAAGATTAACTTGACTACGTTTGACGGTGCAGAGGCAACAGTGGTGTTGAACTGGGCTTACGACTACTCAGGCGCATACACTAAGCAAGCCTACGTACTGCCTAAGTCTAACGTTGGTCAGTATAACATCTCAGAATTCAACACAGAGGCTGAGTATTCGTCGTCTATAGCGCTTATAAATCGTCAGAAGATCAACGCTAGCGGACAAGGCACTGTAGTCGCTGTTGGTGTTGAGACGACTGTAGAAGGCAAGTCTATAGCGATACAAGAGCTGAACATTCACGCATTACTAGGAAGGATTGTTTAATGAGTAACTACACGAAGCTAACTAACTTTGCAGCCAAAGACGCACTTGTTAGTGGTAACCCTGCTAAAGTAATTAAAGGCAGTGAAGTCGGTGCTGAGTTTGACTCTGTAGCTGTTGCGGTGAATAGCAAGGCAAACACCGCATCGCCTACGTTCACAGGTACAGCTACGTTTGACAACGTTACAGCTACAGGCACTATTGCCCTATCAACTGTTGACGGTGGCACATACTGATGACGCTGACTGAGGCTAAGCAAGTGTTAATGCTTGAGCTAGTCAGGGCTACTGCAGGTAACTACAGCGTAGAAGAACTATTAGAGCTGTACTACTTTATGACTGAGCCTGAGGAAGAAACTAAGCCAACACTAACGGTTCTGAAGACAGGGGACTAGAATGAGTCACTTTTCTACATCTTTTATTGCAGAAGCAGTAGAAAAAGGTTGGAAACTACAGCAAGAACTGGTATACTATTCAGACCTTCTTGGCAAGACAATTGTTGTGCCTAAGGGTTACTTCACAGACTTAGCTAGTGTACCACAGATTATGCAGGTCATCGTACCTGTCGCCAATGCTAAGAACAGGAAAGCTGCTGTTGTTCATGACTACCTTTGCACACACGGTGTTGAGTTAGGGATTGTAACAGATCAGAAACAAGCTGACAAGGTCTTTAGAGAAGCGTTACGTGTTTTAGGGTTAGGTAGGGTTAGATCAGCAGCGCTGTACTACCCTGTAAGGACATATCAATGGATAACAGGATGGTTTCGATGAAAGCATTAGTATTAGCAATAGCAGCACTGACACTAGCTAGCTGTTCGCAGCTTAACAGTCTTGAGATTACAGCAGACGACAACGCTATGGCGTGTCTTAGGGGCAACACAAACGCTGCCGGAGCTGTGCTTGGGGCTAACGTTTCAGGAATCACCGTTGAGCTTCCCGCCCAAGTCGACACTTCAGGATGGACGGCTGACGATTGGAAGACACTAGCAGAGCTTTGCGACTAAGGAGTTAATGTATGGGTACTACGGTAGCGCCACAAGCAAGCAGCATTGCAGGTTCAATAACTTCTTACGGCAAGTCAGGCTTGGGTAATTTAGGCGGTATGCTTGTTGACTTAGGGTCTGTTTATAACAGCCTATCAGACGCAGGCGGCGTCATGGGCGCTGCTAATGACCGCAACAACGGTAACGCAGGCGCAGGCGTTACTGACAATGTAGACCCTAGCAAAGCCCCTAAAAAAGACATTTCTGCTTCAAAACTAGATGCTGTTGTTAAAAGAGGGGATGAAATACGCAATGCTGATATGTCTGATGAAGACAAGAAAATAGCTCTAAGTGAGTTATTAACAGCTGAAGGTATTCCACACGACCCTGCAAGTATTGATCCTAGATACGGCAATACAGACAAGTTTGGCTTGTTGTCTAACCGTGTTAACGTAATTGACGACACTTCAGCGGCAGCGGCGGCAGCAGCGGCAGCAGCGTCAGCAGCAGCGGCGGCTAGTGGCAGCTCTGTTAGCGCATCAGATGCAGTAGCAGGAGCGTCAAACGGAGGGACTCTTACTGCTGTGCAAAACGCAGCCGCAGCAGACAAAGCCGCAGCAGAAGCTGCAGCAGCATCAGACTTATTAAACGGCTCTTTAGGAGGCGATAGTGACCTAGAAGGTGATGTAGACACCATAGCTTCTACTATTGCGTCAGAAGCCACAGGCGGTTTAAAAGCAGGCGACGTAGTTACAGATGATCGTATTGTTGGTGACTATGAATTTGTATATGACGCAGAAAACAGTGTTTTTCATTATGCTCCTTTTGATGAGAATGGCAATAGGATATATACAGGTGAAACGTTAGACGCCAGTACAGTAGGCGGGTTTGACCCTAACGCAGCAACAACAGGTGCTACTAAGTCTGTTAC